TATATATATAAATACTATATATTAATAAATATTTATTATAAGAATAAGATATATAGATAAACAGATAATAATAAACAATAACTGTTTATTGTATAATAACTGTTCGTTGCTTTTCCATGTCGAGGGGGGGGGTTGTTTACTATTTACACCGTTACACGGTTACGTGTTTACACGTTTACAATGTAGACTATTATGTTATATATTACCTATGTTCAACGGATGAACATAGCCATTTCATGATAATAACTGTTGATCCAGATGTGATAATGTAGACATGAAATAAATGTTGAAGTCTGGTTTGTAATGTCGTATATTGTATATGTGTAATTGTGTCCATCAAAATGGACATTGACAGTCTAACCAAATTAAGAAGGGAGGTGATTTATATGTTCAGGAATAATACCATAGATCCTATTGAATTGGATAACTGGATAACACGAGAACCTGATTATGGAGCTTGTCATATTTGTGGTAAGGAAGAAGGTTGTTGTGAATGTCCCTTCTGTGAAGTTTGTATTGATGTCAAGAAAGTAAATGAAATGTATCATGAAGATGTTTGTGTAGACTGTGTGAAAGAGGAAATTAAACAAAGAAATAAATAACAATTATTAAATTATGAAAGGAGGTGAATACAATGTCCTATATAGTAATTGAAATGATGTCTCCTGATGATGCCCACATTTGCAAGGAAACCCCAGAATATGGTAGCAAGATAAAATTCTTCAACTCAAAAGAGGAGGCACAGGAATTGGTTAACAACTGCCAGGATGGTATCGTTATTAATCTTGATGTTGAAACACCAGTGGATATAGTAAAAGGATTAATAAAAAGGTATCAAGAAACCGGCCTGACAAATGAAGAGGTTAAGGAAGAATTGGAAATGCTTATTGGTGAGCCTAAACATTATGGGGAGGATGTGACTGTAACCCCGTAGTAAAAAACAAATCATAAAAGGAGGTGATATATATGAAGAATAAACCGATGATTAAATGTCCACACTGTGAGAATGAACAGTTGTTTGATCCAATCCTGCTTGAACATGGAGAAATTCATTTGGACCAGTGTAATGAATGTAAGAAGAAATTCCTGGTTGCCTGCACTGAAACAGAGGTGAGAATCAAAGTAAAGACATTCATTTTACAGGATGCTGTGACATATTTCTTTACAAGAGGTTGGCTGGAAGGAAGGGAGGACTCACCCCTCGAACATTTAAAGTTTAATTTGAATAATAGTAAAATAAATTATAAAAGGAGGTGATATTTATGCGAAATGCAGAGAAAATAATTGACGAGTTGATTAAGGAGTTTGCTGAGGATCTGCCAACCTTAGTAATTCAGAAACTTGGTGAGATTAGGAAGGCATTGACAACCGAGGAATTTGATGATAGTAGTGGTTGGGAGTTCATTGCTAATGAGGATTTCCAAAAACTTGTTGACTTGATGATTGATGAATGTAGGAAGAATAAATAGGAGGCAACATGAAAAGATCTAAACACATAACTTGGTGTAAGCAAAGGGCTCAGAAATATATAGACTCCGGCGAACTTTCTACAGCCTTTATTTCAATGAATTCTGATCTAAACAAACATAAGGAAACTAAAGGTCATGTGGGAATTGAATTAGGGATGATGCTATTAGTGACAGGGAAATTAAATACAGCTGTAGAGATGCAAAAGTTTATTGATGGTTTTAATTGATAGGAGGAAATTATGAACAAAACACCTGAAAGGCAGGTAGGGGATAGTTTTACTCGTGCTGGTCTAAATGGAATTGATCTGGAGGGGAAAATACCCCAACACAAAAGAGAGTGTTCCCATTCCCTCGGTCTCGTCTACTACAAGGATGAACTCGATACCACTGTTAGTCAGGATAATATATCTGATGTGAGGGGGGAGTATAATGAAAATGACATACAGTGGTTTAAATACTGTCCCTACTGTGGGATAGAGTTGTTACCAAAACATAGGGAGGAATAGATATGAAAAACAAACCTGGAATACCAAATGAAGGGGATACTGTTAAAGTTGTTGAAATTGGGGAAATGGATTCTTACCCTGCAGAATCAAAGAATCTAGGTCAAGTAGGAATAGCAAGAGATGTAGATGCTGACTTTCATGAGGACAACTTTATTTCCCTAAATTTAGACAATGAAGGGGGAGTAGAGATAAACTGCTTCTTTCACGTAAAGGTAAAAATATTAAAAAGGAGGAAAGATGATAAAGAATAGAATTAATTATAAAGTCATTGACAAAATATTAGAGGAGACAAAGTCAACTCCTCGACAGCTGTTGGTTTGGTTGGAGTGGGGGTTTAAGTATGTTCATAAAGCAGATTATATCTGCACTGGAAAATTATATTTAGACAAATACTTCTTTCGTGGTGAGGGGGAGGAAGAGTATGTAGATAAAATTGAGGAGGAAAGAGTCAACATCTTTATCCCTCCAGTATTCATAGATACGGAGGAACATCCCATGCCTCGTCTCCCAGCTTCAATCTGGACATACCTGAATGCCTGCCCAGAACCTCGAAACATAATGATAGCCAGGTTTAAAAAACACTATAAATTAAAGTAAAAAGGGAGGTGAATGAAGAATGCCAAATTTAGAGACAGGAAAGAAGATGGTTAAAAATCGTATCACTGCTGAACAGGTTAAAAGGGGAGCAGAGCCAAACGATGATATACCTAAAACAGCAGTCCTATCATTCAGAGGGGATATACGAGACCTCGCCACATTGGCAAGGATCTTTGATTTAGAAGGGATAAAGTATAATAGTAAAAGTGCCCTCATAGCTACTGGTTTACACATGACGGCTGAAACTTTATCCTCGATTTTACAAAAGCAATATGACGAGCCACTTTTATTCAAATCAACCCTCGCCGCTGAGGAGTATTTGAAAAATCAAAGTCGCCTACCATATAATTCCCTCACATTCAGACCGGCTAATGTTAATAAGGTAACCTCATTAATTCAAAAGGTAGCTGAATCAAAAGAGGGAATTATTGAGAATGAACAGGTGGTATCGGAGGAGGTGAAGAAACGGGCAGATGAACTATTGAAGGAAGGAGAGGAAAATGGGTAAACCTATTATAAAAGGAGAGACTGTAATAATAATTGCTATTTGTCGAGAAAGTGCTTGGAATAGAGATAGACAGAAATACATAGGAAGGAAGGTTAAACTTATCTCCATTGAGAACTCAACCTTTAGGAAAGGTTGGAAGTTTGTCAGGTTCCCTTCTCCTGAAACTGGATATGCTATAATGATGAGAGTAAAAGTAAGGAGGGTGAAAGAATGACCTATGATAAACTCCTCCAGGACATGATTAACAGTGCCAGGAAGGAATTGAAAGAAGGGTTATCCCAATGCACTGAGGCTCAACAGATGATGTTTAAAAGAATGTATTCTCATAAAAACTTAGAATTGCCTATCAACGAGGTAGTGGATAACATGGAAGTGCGTAGAATCGAACGAGCTATGGATCAAGTTGAGAAAACAGTAAAGGCAAATAAGGAGGGAATGAATGGCTAAACTACCCTGCGGTTGCACTCCTGATGCCTCTGGATTTGGTTACTGTAAAGAATGCAAAAGAAAACTGAATGAAAAAATCTGGAAGGCTATGGGTGAGAAGGAAAAGCAGTATGATCAACACTTTGCTCCAGGTCAGAGTCAGACATTAGACAATGCTATATCTGACTATGATAGGGGAAGTTACGAAGGCTGTTCCTGTCACATAAATCCACCCTGCAGTTTTTGTGTAGGGAAAGATGATGAAGAATTAAATGAGGAGGAAAAGAAATGACATTAAAACAACAGGAGAAATTATTCTGCCTTGCTATCATGTCTACATTAAAGATAGACGAGGCTCAGGCAGTCATGACAAGGTATCTTGAACTTCGGGATACTGAAGAGGGGAAGGTGGGGTTGGAAAGGATTGAAAGAATGACCGAACAGAAACAGGAGATCAGTATAAAGCAAATTGAACATTTAGATAGAATTAGGAAGGATAAACCTATCAATGAGGAGTAAATATGAACGAGTATTATAAACAACAGGTTGACGAGTGGCTGGAGAGTAGGAAAACTGAATATTGCCAATCCTGTTTCAAAAGGAAGAAGGAAAAGGAAATGTTCTCCGGCTCAATTTGCATAGATTGTAAGGGAGGAGAGGAGGATAAACAACATGCCAAGAAAAACGCATAGGAAATATGAGTTCATAGTAAAGAGGTCAAATGTTGAAACAGAAATGATATTCACAACAACTGCCAAATCAGATAGGGAGGCTATAACCAGGCTGGAAAAATGCCTCCAGATGTCAATAGGGGAACTGTTAAAAATAGAACCAAAGTCAGTATCAAAACCTATATATAGAAAGGAGGGCTATGCGTTTACAAAGGGGGATGTTGATAGGATAAAAAAGGGTTCATTACAAGCAAAGCAGTCAACAATCAACCTCATTCCCTTTCCCTATCTACACGAAGGGTTATTAAGGACGATGATACAGAAATTGAAACGAAAGGCTAATGCGAAGGAGTAAATAATGATAAAAACAGTAGTAATATTAGAACATGAAAAGGAGACACCAGGCACAAATAGGTATAAGGAGGTTCAGGAACAGGGGAAGCTTACACTATTAAATCATATATACCTGCAAAAATGGGTAGGGAATCCGAGTAAGATTAGAGTAACGGTGGAGGAAGTATGAGTTTCATATACTCCATGAAGTGTAAGGAATGTCAAACGGATCTATTATACACAACCACCATAGATAGTGGCATGGATCTCTTTGTAGATGTCTCACCCTGTCCTGAATGTATCAAGGCTTCCTCTTTGGCAGCCCTTGGAATATACAAGGACAAATTAGGATTAGATTAGGCCAATCAACAAATGTCCCTATGTTCACTCGTTGAACATAGGGATTTTTTATATATACAAACGCACAAAGAATATGAAATAATACTTGCAGTCTCCCAATAAATGTCGTATATTATAATGTTGTTTTGGCACAATAAAAATTACAATATTACAAAGGAGGCTGAATGTTACAACCCCCTCGTTTTATCCACCCTAAAGAAGTAAAGTATAAAATCCCCTATCATCTTACCATAGCATTGACTCAAATAGGCACTACCGAAATTCCAGGAAAATCTTCCAATTCAAAAATAGATGAATATTTAAAAACTGTAAACATACCAGGCAACGATGAGATCCCTTGGTGCTCTGCCTTTGTGAACTGGGTTCTCCTCAAGGCAAACTTGCAACCGGCTGGCGAACCTAATGCTCGCTCATTTCTCAGGTTCGGGGAAAGTTTGAGTGTTCCGGACATTGGTTGTATTGTAGTCTTGAGTCGAGGAGCTAAAAGTTGGCAAGGTCATGTCGGATTCTATCTCGACTACCACAGGGGTCTCATTAGAATTTTAGGTGGGAATCAAAAGAATAGGGTTGGTATAAATGCCTACTCTAGCAACAAGTTACTTGGGTATAGGAAGGTGAAATATGGAGATTAGATTCTCAAGTAATGAAGCCTGTATTATATTGGTGTGAGAAGTGTCATAAAACTATGTTGGAGGAGGCAGTGAAAGAATGAACAGACGAACATTCCTATCCCTCCTACCAAGCATACCACTTATTCCGAGGTTGCTTGGGGAAGATGATCCCTGGGCACTACAACCCTACGTTGATTGGCGAGATACAATGACAGCTACTGCCCCTGTTAAATATTCAACAAGTTTAATAAGTTATCCAGAATTCCAAAACTTATTAAGAGCCTGTAGAACAATAGAGGCTAAACAGTGGATTGATAAACATTTTCCTGAAATGATAAAGGAGAAAAAATGAATCGTAGAGTATTCCTCTCCCTCCTCCCTGCTATTCCAGCAGGCGTGAAGGCTGTTGCTGCTGGAGCAGTAACTCCTCCTATGGTAATTAGGATACTCCCCCATCCTATCTTTAGTTATGATACTTGGGCTGTAAATGACATTCTACTCCAAGCTCACATATCAAGTGTTAGGAGAAAAATAGAAAGAATAAGGATGATATTAAAAATAGAAGATTTAAGTTCTCCAAAGTGGAGAGTATAAATAGAAAACAAAAACAGAAGGAGAGTAAAGATGGGAAAACCACAAACAATCAAAGCATCATTGACCCCTGATGCAGTCGAGAAATTAAAAGAGGGTAAGGATGGAGAGAAATATCAATCCCTCCCAGATGAAGGGTTGGAGGTTGAATTTCAGTATGACTTCGGGGATAACAATGCAGAGGCAGTCGCCCTATTCGGAGAGGGAGTTGTAAGGAGTTATATAGTCGGACACTGTTCATTCACAATCCAAGGCATTGCCAGGAGTATGTTGAAGGCTGGAAGATCAGCGAAGCAAATTCGAGCCCATTTCTTTGACGAGTCTACCGGACTGAATGTCTATCAACCAGGCGAGTATACCGGTCGTAAGACGGCAGTTGAAAAAGAACATGATCGTATCCTGAAGATGAGTCCAGAGAAAAGGGATGCGGAGATTACCGAATTGGAAAAAGTGTTGGCAAGAATTAAAAAGGAAGGTAAGTAACAAGGAGGTTTGATTAGGTGAGGAGAGGGCTTGAACAACCCTCTCCTATTTTTATACCTATATATACCACAATATTACACAATTAGAAGGAGGTAAGATGAGTTACGCAATAATTTGTGATGCGAGGAAAGGAGGGAAGTTAGGAATAGAAACCCTAGCTCTCGTTGATAGGAGTCTAACTAAAAAGGTATGGTGGACTTCTGACGCTGAATATTTAATAATGCAATTCTTAAAAAAGTCAGCAGTAATATATTCTTGTAGTAAACTACATAGAAATAATGCAAGGGTTGTAAGTTATAATACAGCAGTGAGTTTAATCAAGAGTCAAGATAATGAAATAACTCACCTTGAGGCACTTGCTTCTTCGGAGGTAGGTTGGGATGGGCATAAAGATTCATTCTGAAGAATACAATTAGAAGGAGGTAAGGGATGTATTATTTAACAAGAAAAGAAATTGATACTTTAATCGAAGCTCTCGGTAGTTGGGAGGAGGATAAACATGAACATACAATGCAGTAGAAGAGATCTAATACTAGCCCTATTCATAATAATATTCATAAGCCTAATCCTCGCCGGATTGATAGTAGGCTTCATGTTGTTAGTGGGCATAGTATAACTTGCCGAAGGTGTTTATAATAAATAACAGCGGACATGATTACAGCCAGGCTAAAAAGTTCGGTGACCTCGTGTTCCTAACTACTGGACTAATAGCATCCTATAAAATCACCCTACATTACCGAATATTAGCTAACAAAATGAAAGATGCTCAGCCGGAGGACTATATACTTGTAACAAGTTTGGCGAGTTTAAATTGTATAGCCGGCTGGATCATGGGAACATTAGGGTATCCGCTGAATCTATTAATTCATGATAGTAAAACTGGGAAGTATGTGGAGAGGAAATTGTTTCCTCAACTTTTAAATAATACTGGAGGTAATAATGAAGAATAAAAAAGTAGACGAGAATAACAATAAAGACCTTCTAGATTTATGTAGACTTAATTTAATGGAAGAGAATATTACTGATTCTTCAGATATGGATAGAGAAGCTACACTTAAAGCTATTGAGTGGAAACGTAATAATCTTGTAAGCAAAATCAAAGAGGATAAAATATGATAGTCCTACAAAAGGAGACAAATATAAAAAAGATATACATCTACATGCCAGACGTAATCGAGCAAGCAAGAAAACTAATAAAGGAAGTAGAACAGCACCATATACAGGACTCCACAAAGTTACAAAAATATCTAACCTGTGAACGACAGTATTTCTTCGAATACGTCCTCGGTTTCCGACCTGAACGTCCTATCCACAACCTTGTATTCGGTAGTAGTTGGCATAAGGCGAAAGATGTATTGTTTTCAGAAGGGTATAGTATCAAGTCAATAGACAAGGCATATCAAGCATTTCTATTAGAATATAGGGTGGACTTTTCAGAAGATACCGATGATGATTACAAGGGAAAATTCCCTGCCAACGCTGAGCGTGCCCTTGTAGAATATGTTAAACAATATGCAGAGTATGACGACTTTAAAGTCCTCCACACAGAAATAGCTATAACAGTCCCCATCGGTAGGAACAGAGTTATCTATGGTAAGATGGACGCAATTATGCAGGATAACAGGGGATACTTCTCCCTCGAAACTAAAACTGCAGGTGCAGTGTGGTCATACACGCAGGAACAGTGGCTGATGAAGTTTCAAATAGATGCATATACTCATTTCCTGTATTGCTACTTCGACCCGAAAGATGTCTACGGAGTAATCGTTGATACTACTATATTTAAAAAACAGGATAAGGCAGGACGTTCACAGAATGAGCATGTGAGGATACCTGTCCCAAAAACTCCCGAACGATTGGAGACTTGGCTCTGGGAGGCGAATACTATCTTCAGCAGGTTGGAGGAGGACTTTGATAAGATGAATGATGGGAAAGAGTCTGATATATACATGAAGTGTTTCCCGAGACGAACGGAATCCTGCATACAGTATAATAGAATCTGCCCAATGCACGACTTCTGCCACGCCTGGAACAATCCCCTATCGAGGGTTGGTGAGGTGCCGATGGGATATAAGGTTGAACATTGGGATCCTAGGAAAAAAGATGTTAAAGTTAAATTGAATGTGTAGGAGGTATGTATGTTTACAATAATTTTCCAAATAGTCTGTATGGTAATTATGTCTATCTCCATTATTATCATTTTTCGTTGTGCCTATGAAACAAACAAGATGGCTAATGAAATGAAGAGAAAACGGGAGGAGGAAGAATGAGTTTACTAGGAAAAATAGAAGTAGTTAGAAATAAAAAGGAACCAACAATCAAGCAAAGATGGGCGAGGGAGAGAAACCTTGCTATTGGTAATGTTCAGGGGATGGTAGTTCGACTATACCAACTAGGAAATTTAGACTCAATGACTTACACAGAACAGGTTCGGCTTTGTAATGCTAGGTCGACATTGATGGAACTACTTTCAAATCATGAGGAAAATAGAGATACATCCTGGCATGACTTTAAGATAGGAGGATGAATTTTGAAACTAGAACGTATCCGAATATCCTACACCAACACTCCCTCTACCCAGTTGATATATAAGGTAGAAGTAATGATAACCTTTAACCTATTCAAGAGGATAATAGTTCCACAGAAACAAAGGGTATATACATTTACAGGGGACATTGATAATTGGTGGCAGGAGGTGAATATGCAACCAGTTATGAATAGAAAGCTAACTAGATTTTTGAATAAGATAGCAACGCAGGAAGAAAGGAGGAATAGGGATGCCAGAAATATTAGAAGTAACAAAGCAAATAGAAGAAATACAACAACAATACAAAGAAATGATGGGGGATAGCACTGCCATATCCATCCTACTCATGGGCATCTTCGGAGCCGGTAAGACACGCTGTGCTTGCACAGGTCGCCTACCCATATTAGTAGATGTATTCGATCCGAAGGGTACTGTCATATTCCACACTGACCCATACCTAAACAAATTAAGAAAGGAGAAGAGAATAATACTCCGCCCATTCTGGGCAGAGAATTCACAGGAGCCAACCATGTATAAAAGTTGGGAGAAACAATGGATGGCAGATTGCAAATCCGGTTTCCTATCTCTATTTGGAACTTATGTAATTGACAGCGGCACAACATGGATGGAGGCTATGGCGAACTACATCAGTAAAACAAAGGGGAGGAAATATGATTTAGGTGGGAAGGATATAACAGGAAATTTAAGAATCGAAGACTACATCCCCATGTATAATATAATAATGGATGCTATCAAGATGACTTCCTCTCATGGCTGTGACTTTATCTACACCGCCCATTTACTAACAATAGAGGATGAGGTGACGCAAAGGATAACAGCCGTCCTTGATATATATAAAAGGTTGAAGAGTAAAGTCCCTAAATTGTTTTCGGAGAAATATGTCATGAGTAAAAGGGAAACTGCTGGCAGTCCGAAGCATGAGTTGATTATCCATTCAACAGGAAAGTTTGAGGCATCATCACAGTTAATGGCGAAAGGAGGTATTGCTGATATAGTTGAACCGGATTTAAAGGCATTGTTAAAATTGGCAGGGTTACCAGTGGAGGATAAACCTATACCCTGGATAACGACATGAGAAAGGAGGAGTTTAAAAGATATTTAAAACAGTATACCATCCCTGAATTAAAAGCCTCCCCCAGGAAATCAGTGATGAGTGGAGGTTGAAGGGAGTAATTAATGTATTGTATAGGATGATAATTGAAAGGAGTAAAAAGAAATGAGTGATGGAGCAGAAAGTGCAAAAAGGGAAAGTCAAGTAGGTCAAGAAATAAATGATTTACTTGTAACTATTGATAGTCTAGAAGAATTATTCCATTTGGTGGAATCAAGACTCGAGAACGTATTGACTGACAGAGTCCCTGTTAACGCTGATGAGAAGGAGAAAGAGTCAGCTCCCCGAGTTCCTCTTGCCTCCAGAATTAGAGAGATGCGGTTGAGAATACAGACAGTAAATGCAAATTTGAATGAATTTCAGGATAGGTTGGAAAACTAAACATTCGCTATGTTCACCCATTGAACATAGCCATTTCAAACAAAATAAAAAAGGAGTAAAGCATGAACAACAGTTTATTAGACCTACACTTAGATAGTTTACCTGAACGCACAATCGTTCCAGGGGGTGAGGAATACCAGCTACAAATCCTAAAGGCAACATTGAAACCGAGTAAGAGTAGTGAAAGAGATCTAATCCAGGTAACATTCAAGATTCTCGACCAGCTAAATTCCCTACCAATCACTGACAATCTTTGTTTCCCTATTGAATCAGATTCAAAGGACACACAGTTCAACTTTTCTGATCAGATCAGGAATTTCATGAACTCCTTTGGCATCAGTTTAAAAAAGCCAGGCGATCCTATCGAGGTAACGGAGGGTATGAATAAGGTACTGGTGTATAAAGAATGGAAAGGATTGGAAGGCTGGGCGTTTGTTGGGACTGATGAATACCAGGGTCAGCCAAAGAATACTATTACCAGGTATATTGTGAAAAAATAACCTGCTTCGTCAGAGAGGCGGATGGCTGGGTAGTCTCGTAATGGTATCGAGGGCAGACTGTAAATCTGTTGGAGTAATCCCTTGTTGGTTCAAGTCCAACCCCACGCCACTGTTGTTAATTTAAAAGGGAATTTAAAAGGAGAGGAAAAATGATAAACCGTTGTAGATTATCCATCGAATTACCTTATCAACTCCACAATAAACTCAACGATTTGTTAGAAGGTTGGCGTATAAAAAATCGCCTATACAAAGCCCTGACTGTGGAGATAGTGGAGATAATGGACAAGATGACTTCCCACCAAAGAAGGGTGTTCATCGTAGCTATTATAGAAAGTAAAATAAAATTAAGTGAATGGAGTGATACAGTAAAGGAGGGAATGAATGATGCCAAAGTATAGGAAAAAACCAGTAGTAATTGAAGCAAGGCAATGGTTCAATTTGGGGGATCATCCAGAAGTTAAACAATACAATATTGCTATGCAAAAACTCGAAGATTTGCCTAAAAGTAATGGCGTTTTTTGTTCTGGTTGCAATAAAGAATTCATGCATCACGGCAATGTTAAGACTTTAGAAGGTTGGCATATCGTTTGTCCTGGCGATTGGATCATCAAAGGGGTTAAAGGTGAGTTTTATCCATGCAAGCCTGACATCTTCGCAGCAACTTATGAAAAGGTGGAGGAATAACATGCAACTACAGGACATAAAACCTTCCATCCTCTCCCTACCATTGGAGGAGGTAATGGCTATCCACAGGGAGGTGAGGAAGCAAAGGTGGATAACGAAACAGGTTAAAAAGGTAACGAAGGCAAAGACAGTTACGAAGAGTAAACAGGAAATTTCACAAAGTGAGGATAAAATTAAACAACTGTTAATGTTGTTGGGAGCTGATGTATGATATACCTCGCAAGTCCATATTCGTCTGGGCATAAAATAGTGGGTAGCGAGAAAGATGCAATGCTAGTAGTTCGCTACCTTGAGGTGGAGGCAGCAGTAGCACAGTTAATTAAAGATGGAGAGATGGTTTACTCTCCCATAGTTCATCATCATCATCTAGCCTTGAGATATAAAATGCCTAAGGATTTTGACTTCTGGAGGAGAAGGGATTTCCACTTCATAGATCTATCCGAAATGCTCTTGGTTCTACAGTTAATAGGTTGGGATATTTCAGAGGGAGTCACGAGGGAGATAGATTATGCAAAAAGTAAGATGAAATCAATCAGATATGTAGTGCCAACTGAACTTAAAGTTCCAGGATTTAAAGCATATAGGGAGATCCCATAATGGACTACCAACAAATCCTAAACAACATGCCCAACCACCTCAAACCTGGTCTCCAGGGTCAGGAGTTGAAAGCAAGGGAGGGTCTCCTCATCCTATACCATATAGAAAACAACCCAACAAAGGTGGAGGAGATATTGAAAATGTCAGGGGTTAGGAAAGTAAAATTCTGTGACTGTTATAACGGCATCATAGGGTATAGGGTTATTAAGAAAGCAAGGAATGAAAAACCTATCATTTGTCGATGCACAATGAGGATGATAGGGCAGGGTAGAGAGGGTGTATTGTTAGTCGATTGGAAAGGATATGAAACCAGAGAGGAGGAAATATTAAATGCAAGAGAAACAACGTAACCTACTTGACATAAAGGCAATTCTAAAGGAAATAGATATATCATCCATTAACCCTGGTCAGCGTGGGCGGAAGAAGATGAGGAATATAAAGGAGATGGAAATATCTATAAAGGAGAGGGGGTTAATTCACCCCATCGCTGTCATGTCATATAAAGAAAGATATAAAGGGTATAATTATTTCCTCCTCGCCGGTGGGAGACGAATCCAGGCATTAAAGAATCTAAAGGAAACAAAAATACAGGCTCGAATATACCCCCCCGACCTCAACAGCTTCGAGATAACAAGTATAGAGTTAGAGGAGAATCTGAAGCGTGAAGCCCTAACAGATGGGGAGAGATTAACAATGGTGAAGAAAGTTCATGACCATTGGGAAGATATGTATGGAAAGAAAACCTCAACCTCTCCTACTGCAACTGGGCATAGTAAAGCTAATACCGCCGAGCGTCTTGGTGTTTCGAAGGCAAAGATAACGGAGGATCTAAAGCTTGCAGAATATATAGAGGCTGTCCCTGAGTTAAAGGAGATGGATAGGAAGGAGATTGTAAAAACAATAAAGACTATGAAGAAAACCCTCGCCACTAAGGAAAAAGTAGCGGAGATAAAGAAGGAGAGGGAGGAGATTGGAAAGGTGGATAAACTACTCCCCCTTGAACAATCGTTTATAACAGGTAATTTCTATGAGAAGGCGAGGGAGATACCAAATGGAACTATCGACTTAATAGATTTAGATATAGATTACCCAATAGAAGTAGACGACAACATCCAGCACGCCAACATTCAGGGTGAAAAGGAGAGGGGGGTTTATCAGGGGATCAGTAAAAAAGAATACCCTAAGATGATGAAGCTAGCTATGAGAGAATCATATCGAATGATGAATAATACAGGTTGGTGTATCATCTGGTTTGGGCGGGAATACTTTAAAGAAATCCAAACGTGGGGGGAGGAGATAGGATTTAAAACATGCTGGTATACAGGACGTTGGTTGAAGGGGGCTAAGCATGGTCATACAAGAAACCCACAGTGGTTCCTCAACCACACGATTGAGGAATTTTTCTATTTCAGGAAGAGTAGTTCAATCATTGATACTCCCCATGTAGATATATTTGAACACCCTCCTACTCCTCCATCTATTAAACAGCATCCATTTGAAAAACCTGTTAATTTAATGTATGAGATACTACAAACATTCATTCATCCTGGGAGTAGGGTAGTCGTGCCATTTGCTGGGAGTGGTAATACATTGAAGGCATGTTGGCAGTATGGTTGTAAGGGAGTCGGGTTTGAATTAGGGGAGGAATATAAAGAAAGATTTATTGTTGATATAAGGAGTATGTTTACATGAGAAGTACAGATGATGAGATAAGAAGGATAGCACTGAATGAACTCGCGGATGAAGAGTTTAAGCAGGCAGTAAAAGAGGAAAAGGAGAAGATTAAAAAGGAGAGGGAGAAAGAATGAAACTATTAAACAAAGAGGGAAAGAAAATAAAACTAATCATAGCCGGCTCCACTCACATACACAACAGGGAGGTGTTGGAAAAGGCGATAGAAAAATACAAACTAAAGGATAGGATAGAAGAGGTAGTTGTTGGACAGGAGCCTGGTATGGCACAGTGTGGTAGGATATGGGCGATTGAAAATAATATACCTGTAAAACGATTCGTGAGGTATAGGGGGACAGGTAATAATAGGAGGATGAGCATGTTGAAGAGGGGACAGATGTTAGAATACTCCGATGCCTTGTTGTTTATAACAGATGGCATAATATCAAAGGCTGATGGAATTAAAGATATGACAGATACAACTGATTTGGAAGTGTTTATTTACACTGTAAAGAAGGAGGAAGAAAATGTATGAAATAAAAATTACGAAGATGCTTCTTAAGAAAGTGCCAGCTGGGGAAGATTGGGGGATTCTTAAAGAGGAACTTTACACAGACGAAGAGCTTGATCGAGGAGCTACCATCTATAGGGAGGCTGATAAAACTTTACCTGTAAAACGTAAGTATGGTTACACTCCGAAAATAGAGAAAGAGGAGCATGTTGAAGTAGACCTTTTAAAACAAACAGTTAGGGAGATAGATTTAGTCTCGATAATAAAAGCCATCAATGGTATAAAATAAAGAAGGAGGAGTAAAAATGGATAGACGTGTTCCACCTGAAGGGAGTCCCGATAGTAAAATAGCATTCATCGGTGAAGCTCCCGCCCATCATGAGGTGATAGAAGGTCGCCCCCTTGTTGGGAAGACAGGACAATACTTCAACGACCTCTTATTAACAAGTAGGATAGCAAGGAGTGAATGTTACCTTGATAATATATTCGAGGTGGAGGTTAAGAAGATAAGGGCAAAGAGGGGACAGCAGAATGTAGATTTATATTTCTCCCTTGACAAACGATTACTATATGCAACAGATACAGGGTTTACAAAGGAGGGGAGTGTATATGCTGACCGTCTTGTTGATAGGGTAAAGAGGTTGAATTGTAATATAATAGTTCCAATGGGTAATCCTGCAATGGAAGCCCTTACTGGAAAGAGGGGGATAGTAAAGTGGAGGGGGTCTATTATATATTCTGGTATAATAAATAAGAAAGTAATGCCGACCATTCATCCTGCTGCTATCTTTAGAACCTATATGTATAAACATTTTATCCTGTTCGATTTTAGGAGGGCAAAGGATGAGATGGAATCTCCTGTTTTTACTAATCCCTTTTGTCATTATGAACTAATAGGTAGTTTTCAGTATTATAAGAATTACCTAACCGAGGTAAGGGTTAAAGGTAAAAGTATAGCTTTTGATATTGAGGTTATGAATCAGGAAGTTTCCTGTATCTCATTCTCCACCTGCCCTACTCAAGCAATCTCTATCCCCTTCCGATATAATAGAAAGGAATATTTCACCCTCCCACAGGAGATGGAGATCTGGCATCTCATAGCACAAATATTAGAGGATAAAGATATAAAAAAGACAGGTCAAAACCTAGCATTTGATAACTCCTTCCTCTTTGACAAGTATGGAATTGTAGTAAGGAATGTCGAGGATACTATGGTAGCCCACTCTACCCTATTCCCTGATTTTCCAGCAGGCTTGGACTTTATAACAAGCATGTATACAAAGGAACCATACTATAAAGATGAGGGGAAGGAGTATTTTAAATGGGGAGGGAGTGACCTCGACTTCCTATTATACAATGCTAAGGATAGTAAAGTTTGTATTGAATCCTTCCCCCAGATACGCTCCGACCTTGAACGGTTACGTAATATAGAAACCTATGAATGGCAGAAGAAGTTAATAGAACCAGTAACATACATGGGACAGAAAGGGTTGAGAGTAGATGAGGAGGGGATTGAGAAGGAGAAGATAACACAACAGAATATCGCCAACGAATTGTCAGAGGAACTCAATAGTTTAATTGGCTTCACCATCAACGCAAACAGTAGTCAACAATGCAGTGCCTATTTCTACGTCAAGAAAGGCATCCCTCCATATAGGAGGACAGGAAAGATAACCTGTAATGAGGGAGCCTTGAAACGATTGGCGAGAGGAACGGCTCAAAGAAAGGGATTGAANGAAGCACATCTTATCCTACAAATTAGGAAGGCTAGGAATTTTGTTAGCAAATCCCTCGATGTAAAGTTAAAGAATGGACGCTTTGTCTGCTCCTACCGTCCAGTTACTAAGATGGGCAGGTTATCATCCTCTGCTGATCTATTCGGCTATGGTAGTAACCTCCAGAATCAACCAAAGGTTATGAACAACTTCTTCCTCGCCGATCCTGGTTACCTCATATACAATGTTGACCTATCCCAAGCTGATAATAGAAGTGTAGCATACATTGCCCCTGAACCTCGTATGATACGAGCTTTCGAAGATGGAGTTGATGTTCACTCCCTCACCGCATCCTTAATATTCGACATACCAGCAGAGAGAATAAAGGAGATGGATAAGGCAGGAACTAAATGTCCATTAGGATATGGGGATCAAACACACAGATATTGGGGGAAGAAAGGTAATCACGAATTAAACTTCGGTATGGGATATAGGAAGTTTGCCTATCAATTAGAATTGCCAGAGAAAGAAGGAAAGATGATACATACAAAGTATCATAGAGTCTATCCAGGGGTTCAACATGGATACCAGCTAATGGTGCGAAACCAACTAGGAAGTAATAACAGAATACTGGAGAACTGCTATGGACGAAAATATTTGTTTAAAGATAGGTGGGGAGATGGTCTCTTCAATCAAGCATACGCTTTCATTCCTCAATCTAATACAGCAGATACTATCAACAGACGAGGAATCATCCCTCTATATTACTATCAAGAAAGTTTCGAGGGGGTCGAGATACTTAGACAAGTGCATGATTCAATTAATTTTCAAATCCCAACAACTCGAGGCATCGACTACCATATTCGAGTCCTACGAAGTATTAAAGAAAATCTCGAGCAACCTCTTATCTGGAAGGCAACTCAATTTACAATTCCAGCCGAGTTCTCAGTTGGATTGAATCTTGGCGCTCGATATAAGGGAAAGGAGTTAGTGAATCCAGATGGGCAGATGGAGATTGATATGGGAGGAGATTTAAAGGGACAATTATCTAAATATTGGAGGGAAGGATGATGCATTATGGAACAAAAGATTGGAACGATTCTTCTACAAGCTGGAGTGGATTATTAGAGTTGGAATATATTAGATTTCTTTCAAAATACGGAAGTGTTCCTGATGCAATTCTTGTAGGGAGTAAGACTTATAGTAACTTTATAGTTGAAATAAATAGAGAACGAACAATACAGTTAGATGGGGGCGTTGTAGAGGATTTATTATATTGGAGAGGATTAAAAATAAGAAAGGCTAATTTCTTTTCAATAGGCATTATGTTCTTGCTAGCAGGAACTGGAATTAAAGGAGAGGAATCTCCAGGAAAGAATCAGGATTGGACAATAGAAGAAAGGAATAAAAAATGAGCGATATGTCATTTAACAGATACCAAGAACTGGCGGAGAAGACAGCCATCTATCCGAAGGAGGGGCAGGAGGTATTATGAGAGATAAAGAAAGGACAATGAAAGGGTTTGCTTGTATTCCTATTACCTTTCCGAATCAAGATATTACTGAATGGGTTGAGATTAAAATTAATAGAATAGAATCTATGCGAGTTAGAGAACACAACCTTACGGGTGCGAACAATGTTATGATTACTATGTTCTCAGGAGAGGTTTACCTTGCTAAGTGTGGATTGAAGGGTTTAAAGGTAGCTCTCGAAACTCAGATGGAGGAAAATGATGGTAGATAAAAAGGATAAAATCCACCCCTTCGCCAGCAAGGATGGCAAGACAATAGACATGAATAAGATGCACACCTGGGTAGAGAAAAATGTAAGTTGGCTAACAGAGTGGCTTACCAACGTAGTGACAATGGAGAAAGCAGGTATGGATAAATCAACTGTTACATTCCAAACATTTCAAATCCAACTAACAAATCCTCCTCCTCTTGGCATTATACAAGCCGGCAATGCTATAAAGGTATTATTAATACAACAATGTATCACCGGAAGAAGGGCAATCAATCCTCCTCAATTCCAGGGCTTCTATCAAGCAGTAGGTAGGTTACCAAAAAATGGGGACTCGATTCTATTCACAGCAATCGAGTGGTTCAAGTTAAACTACATAGCAGGAAGTAATATAATGTTAGCGGAGAATAGTAGCATCCCGAAAGTGGCAATCCTAAGAACAACCTGTGCAGTGAATTATATAGTCCAGAAATAGAAGGAGGAAAAATTGGAAGATAAAAAGATAGAAGAACTTGCAGACTTACTTATTGAAGCCAGCCTTAAAACAGAGTATGGTAACTATATGTGTCATGGGGAATAGCATAGTTATAAAAAAGATTTGAGTAAAGAGCAAATCATTGAGGTAGTAAAAAATTTTCTAGCGAAGGAACAGGATAAATAATAAATGAGAGAGCTACCCGATTGGATTGATGGTTGGATGCAGTATATGAAGAATAGTGAAGCTCCTCAACTCTACAATAAGTGGGTAGCTATATCCATGATAGCTGCTGTGTTGGAGAGGAAGGTTTGGCTACGCTGGGATAAGGAAATATATGTAAACTTCTTCATAATCCTCGCCGGTCCACCTGCTGGAGGGAAAGGAACAGCAATGGAGCCAGGAAGGTTGATGTTAGAGGAGATGTCAATTAATATAGCAGCCGACTGTTCATCAAAGGAGCAGTTGGTAGTAAGGTTAAAGGAGCCAACCACTAATTTTGAATACCCCCCTAGATCAAATATAATACACCCCTACTCTGCCATGACAGTATTCTCAGAGGAGTTCACTGTGTTCCTCGGTTATGGGAATATAGATTTAATCGGTTGGTTGTCAAATTGGTATGACTGTCGTGACCCCTGGAACTATGAAACCAAGCATCAGGGCAAAGCTCACATTGATGGACTGTGGGTAAATTTAATAGGAGCAACCACCCCCGATTTGTTACGTGATGCCCTCCCGACCGAAACATTTGGAAGCGGACTCAATAGCCGGATCATATATGTTTACGCCCCAGGACGTGGTAAATTGATCGTATTTCCGCACAAAAAAACAGGACAACCGGAATTGTGGAATAAATTGAATATTGATCTTCAAAACATAAAATTGGAAGTAGGAGCCTATACGCCCAGTGAATCATATGAGAAGGTGTGGGGGGAGTGGTATCCTCTCCAACGCCAGCATCCCTTTACACAGGACTCATACATGATCCACTATGCAGGACGGAGAGCTACTCATATACATAAACTATCCATGATAATGAACGCCTCGAGAAATGGAGGAATGATATTGACAGATGAGGATTTTAAAAGAGCCTTGAAAATCTTAATCACTACCGAACGCCACATGAAGAGGACGTTTGCTGGAATGGGGAAGAATAAATTTGCAGCTACCATGTATAAGATAGGAGAGGTTATAAGGATGAGGGGGAGTATACAGTATTCGGAATTGTTAGAGAAGTTTTACTACGATGCTGACAATAATGAAATGTCTACCATCCTCGCCACGTTGGAAGTTGCAGGGAAGATTAAATGGGAATATGGGGAGAGTAGAAAATTGAAAGAGGCAATGATAATTTGGAATAAAAAAGAGGAAGCGGATGAATCCACTCCCTCAATATAACAACAACTAATCAATAGTTGGCAACTGAAATCCCCCCTCTTCAGCCGTATCCTCACAGGTCTCGAAGAACAATTCCAACCCTCGATCATCATAGTTATTATCAGTGTCCTCAACAACATCCCTCAACCAAACCTTAGCGAGGGCATAGCCGGATTGAATACCTTTCACCTGATCCTCAGATAATTCCTCCCCTTTAACCCTAGCATCAATAGCAGACTTTGCTCCACGGATAAATACAGGGGCTAATAAACTTAATGATGTAGTCCAGAAACTCATGGTTCCTCCTTCTTTTCTTTTTTAAACATTGCCTTCTCCTTAGTGAAGATAGGCTGACCCTTTACCCCCTTGACAGCTTTATGTCCAACTCCTACTGCCAGCATACTTGCCCCCAATCCCATAATATAAGGGGACACCATCTGCCCAACACCTGGGATATAATTAACAGCAGCTCCTAGACCAAGTATACCTAATCCCCCTAGACTTTTGGAAACCCTTTTTAAAAGGGATTTAAACATAAAACCTCCTTCCTTTTTATTTTACAATATCGCTATGTTCAACGGATGAACATAGGTCATTCATTTCTTAATTCATCTGTGGACACAAATGTTGCTGCTTTTATTTCCTTTTTATTATCGTAATACTCGTAAATATACCCACCTGGAACTCGAAGGATACTGAGATTCTGATCAACTATGAATTCCCTCTCCCCTATCACCAACCTGTTCAATGCACTAACAGTTAATATCATACTACCTCCTAATAAAAGTTTATCGTTCAAGTCCAAAATGATCTATTGCCTCTGCCTTCCGAAATAACTCAGCCCTCTTAACTTCCCTTGCCAGGGGAGTCATTAATTTAAATTCCAGAACAGTCGGAATTTGTTTGGGATCTAAACCATATAGTATAGCATCCTGCCATTCATCATTACCTATAGGTATTCCCCTCAATAATTTCCTACTAATTCTCCTCCAGGCTTTGTGTCTGTTATCAGACCGGATAGCTGTGTTTTTTATCCATATACTTTTCAACACCTGATACTGTGTCTTACTTGTAGGAGGAGCGCCTAACAATAACATAGTCCTATCCCATAATCCTCCAATCTGATAGGCTCTATTATTCTCACTATCTGTTATCCAGACATTAGGTTTTCTATAATTCTCCTTCAAATTTTTATAGGCCTTTGCAAACTTCCCTGCCATAACCTCATCCCAGACCATGATGGACTTATCCAAGTCCTTCCAGTATGTCATAAGGGGGGATAAGGATGCTACCCAATTAATAGCCTCGTCCAGTATATAAGCCGGCTCCTCCGAACCCGATACCTTAGCCATACCTAATTGTAGGGTAGGAAGTATAACCTTTTTATAAAGTTCAAGGGCATCCCCCAAGAAAGGTCCAGCCAGCTCCTCCGGTCGACTAGGTAATTGAAAGGTAGCGGGTGCTGATATATCAACTCCAAACGCCCCACCTATTCCCCTTGTCAATACATCTCCAATTATTCCTTTCTCCTTAACCAACCATTCTTCCAAATCATCCAGCAATCCGATAGCTCCTATCCAAGGCAAACTCTTCAGCATATATACAACACCTCTCGGTCCAGCCATCATGAGTTGTAAACCTATCATCCTATAGATTTGCCTACCTCGCAGGGTTGACAGGAATTGTATCTGTCCTATCAAATAGGTTTTAAACTGCCCTATCAATCTCCCGCTTGGACTCCGTAGTATATGGGGTATAGCTGCTAGGTTATAGGCAAAATTTTGTAGTCGAAGGTTTATCTTCGCAGCTTCAGTAGCAGCCTGATCATCTAATCCCATAACCTCCCTTTGATAAACATAATTAGCTGCGAAGCCATGAGGTCTTATAAACCTTTCCGGTAGTTGGAATAAACCAAGTGGTTGCCATAAAGGTATCCTCGTTTGAATCTCTCCCCCCTCTCCAACTGCAAGGTCAATACCAAGTCCACCCTTACTCCTAACCTCCTCTAACTTTTTATCAAAATCAATCACTTCCCCTGTATTCGGATCAACATATTTTCCCGACTTCCAAACCTCTTTTCCTTTAAGGAAGAATTGTTGTCCAACTCCTACCCAAGTATTTCCAAAACCTCCCATTGCGTTAACTACTGCCGCAGTAGGACGATACCCTAATTTAAACCTAGCCCACCATTTCCTAGCTTTACCTATCCCCCTACTATAAGCTCCTGTTTCCCAACCAAAGTGTTTCATCACATCATCAGTTATAACATCACCAAGACTATACTTCGCCCCCATTACATAGTTAATTTGCTCCTGTATAATCACCTTAACATCAGCAGTATATTCCTTCGGATCAGCTTTTACATTCTTCCTATACTGATCTATAATAGGCTGCATGATGATCCGTTTCTCCATAGCATATATATACCTAGGAAGGATTTCAAATATATCATCCTCCCCTTCAAACACATCTTTCCTTTTAACGTGAGGTTTGATTGGACTGGTAGATGCCTCAACTTCAAAGTCTGTCCGTCTTATCAATTCTCCTTGTTCATTCCGCTCCTTCCTCATTGCAAATGCTTTCTTCTTAGCCTCCTTCGCTGTCCTACCAAACCCTATTGTTTTCCTCTCCCCACCTCTAACATCCAGTATCCTGTATGAACCAAGTTCTATATTCGTTATGTATTCTTTAAGTCCCCAGTTCTTTATATTCTTAATCTTCTCCACTTCCCTAACCAGTCGCTTCGACTCCCTCCGAACGACAGCGTCCCTCTTAACTTTCCTTTTCCTCTCCTTTGTATTAGTCCAAGCATCTTCAGTTCCAAATCTTGCCAACTGCCGTTCATTAAACTCCCTTTTACTAATCCCCTCTATGTCGTATTTATCCTCCACCTCCGCTTTAGCTATAGCCTCCATATCCACCCCTTCTACAAGTAGTTTATCAAGTATAACATTATCAACTTCCGACAGGGAAAGTCGAAGTCTTTGTATCTCCTTCTTCTGATACCTATCCTTAACAAATTCAAATAGATGTATAATACCCCCCTTACTATCCGCTCCCTCTATAACCCTTTTCATCCTTGGGTTCTTGGCATATATCTCTTCAAGATCCTGCTTGGCTGATAGGATAGATACAGTTTGTGCATTAGGATCCTGGGCAACATAGGCTCGCTCCATTGCCCTCCTCGTTTCCTTCCTTTCCTCTTTACTCATTTTATAGTTTAACTTATTATACCAAGCTTCATAATCTCTCATCATGGTGTTGAGGTATTGCTCCCCCTCCAATACAGCAGTAGCATCCTTCCTAGCTTTTTCTTTCCTACGCAGGGCGAACTCAGGGAATTTTAACAGCTGTAATATTTTCCATATATGATCTGGTTTTTTATATTCTATTTCTAGATCCTCATCAGTAGTTCCTTCTGGAAGTGGATCATCCCCCAACACCTGTCCAATTATATCCGCTCCAGGGTTAACATCATACTCAACAGGGGCTGGACCTTTCCCTGCTAAATGTTTCAACCATAGACTTTTATCCGTCTGTTCTTTTGCCCATTGTAAACGAGTATTCGCATCCTGTCCTGATATTGATCGGACGATCATTTCATAGTCACTATCGGTAAGAGGTGTTTGTGTAAACCCTTTTACTGGATCATATTGTATCTTGGCATCAAGCTTAGCTCCTAATGCCTCTTTGTATTTTTGTAGGGTAAGAGCCTGTTCAATATCTATTCCTGTTTTCCTCGTGGATAGATATTCCCCTGTTGCATTTACTAATTTTTCCAGTGCTGTATTCTGCCCTACCACTCCGAAGAATTCAGCAATGGCATCTAGTAAAGTCTGCCACATTGTTTTCTCTTTCGGTCCACCCAGGTGTATTGTTTTCAGGAACGCTTGAAAATCAGGATTAGTTAACCCATGTGTTATAAACTCTATCTCACTACTTAATCCAAGAGAGGTTCCAAATTCTTGATCTCGATTACTCTCAGCTAATCTTCTTAACTCCTCTATCGTTTTAACAAATTTAGCTTCACTTGAGGATAAGTTCTCAGGATTAGCTCGAAAGGGAGCCACTGTTCCAAAGTGAAGCAATTCATGAGCAACGGTTCCTAAAATTTTATCACTGGTTTTCTCTTTTCCTCCTTCATATCTTGTAAAACTTTCTCGACTAAAAACAATATTATTAGTCCCAAGCTCAAAAGTCCCAAAGGAACCTTTAAGATCATCAACTAGAACAACCTGAGCTCCAAGGGGAAGAACCTCCCTCAACTTAGATAGAATTTCGACAACAGGTTTATTGCCTAACTTCTCAGCATTTCTAATAGATGCATCTATTGTTTTCTCTACTGTAGAAATCCCAGTAACTTTTGATTCAACCATTTCCCCCTGAGGTGCATATCTAAGTATAGTCTCCCCTATCTCATAGACATTCTTTATTCTGAAAAGGGGATTTACATTCTGCCCCCTTGCAGTATCAATCTCATTCTGCATTTCCCTAATCTTCTGCTTCCAGGCTAATACATCCTCATCCTTTATATTCAACACACCATAGGCAAGGGCATCATCAGTTGTCTCCAACTTTGGAAACTTCCCCTCTTTCTCCAACGTCTCCAACCTTGCCTTTGTAACTTCCTCCTCGGATGGAGGTGGTGGTAATGGAGGTTTCTTTGCCGGAGGTGTTGCTTCATCGCTCCTAGCTACTGCCTCCAAAGTACTCAACCCTCCAGCAACACTTGGCCCAAGCACAGCACCAACAGCACCAGCTTCAGCTGACCTCACTAGATTCTGCGGATCTTTCACAGCCTTCCACATATTAGTCAACACACCTTCAGCATCCTTATATCCAGCACCAGCTAATATCTGCGTCCACTCCTGCAGGAACTCCGTTCCTCCTTCAACAGGAGCAGTGATTAAAGCCTGAGTAAATTTACGAAGTAGTCCTTTCCCTCCAATCCTCTTCAACATAAATCCAATACCTAATTTCTCCAACAATCCATTAATCCCTCCAACAGTTCCACCTATCATAGCCTTTACTTCCCTTGGAAGAACATTCCCTGTTTGCTTCTCCCACTCATCTATCTCCTTCAAGGGTTCTGATCCCTCAGTTGCTACCATCAAAGCAGTTCCAAAAAGAGGATTAGCAACGAAAGCACCTATCTGAATTCCCATCAATGGAAGAGCTTCAATAGCTCCCTCTGCTATCCGTCTTGGACTAGTGAATACTTCCTTCAAACTTTTAGCAGGAGGTAATGGCTTTTCCTTTTTAGGTGTGGTAATTTTATTAACTAAATATTGAAGACTTGCTGATATCTCCTCCAATTCCTTACCACTTGGAACAGTAGGCACAACAGATATTGAAGGTAGACCTAATCCTATAAGTTGGGGAATTCTAGCAAGGGTTGCTAAAGCAGATTTACCCCCTATCCCAAGAGACTTCCCAATCTCAAGATCAAATATAGAGTCCTCGGCAGGCTCAGAAGGAGGCTTATCGGAAGAAACCTGCTCCGGACTCACAGTCTTGAATTTCTTCTTAAACTCCTCTGGGGTTAATCCTTGTTGTTCCTCCTGAGTAGGGGTAGTAGAAGTTGGCTTTAAATGTTCCAGAGAACCAAAGCGCTTAGTGAACTCATCAGGCGTTAATCCCTTTACTGGATCTTGAGCCATTACTTATTCCTCACTGGATAGTATTTTCCGTCTGTCCCTAAATAATATTGCCCTTCAGGAGTGTCGATTGGTTGGGTACCTGGAGCCATTGGCACAGCCGGGCCAAACCTCTCAGCTTCCTGCCTTCGGAAAGTTTCTGTAGGAGGAATACCTCGTGCTATATTACTAGTATACTCTTGCAAATTATTAGTAAATTCAATCCGCTCTTCATCAGAAAGGTATTTCATTACAGCTTGGAAATTAATAGCTCCTGACTGAGGATCTTTAAAAACTGCAATAACATCCTTAGTTTCAAGCAACTCCTTACCTCCAGGTTGAGCTAATATTTCTTCCCTATACCTCTCCATCGCTGTTGGTAGGAAAGTAGAAGTTGTGTATTCATTAAACACATGATAATCAGCAGAGTTTAAATTACCAACAATCCCTCCACCAGCATCTCCTGGATAATTCGGAGCCCTAATGAAATCTCCAGTCCTCGTATTCAATGCAACACCCTTACCCATATTTAAATACTTCCCACTCATTCCTGCTATTTCCAATCGAGTAGCATTTGAAGCGGCTTCTACATCTTGCCTCTGTTCAACGGTCAAAGTTCCAGCCGCTCTCGCCTTTGATTCCTCAACAAGTTGTTCTTTATACTGTTTATTAATATCAAACTCCTCCCCCGCTAACTTGGCATCTATAGCCTGTTGTTTCAATTCAGAAGGGATAATATTAAACCTAGGATCAGTTAAATCCCCACCTTCTTTCAACACCTGTTCATATTCACTCAAGGATCTATTCACTGCCAACTCAGAACCAAGAGCTCCTGCCATCTGTATACCTGGACTTGTTGGGGCAACTGCTTGTCCAAGTTTAGCGGTTACAAAAGCAAACCTAGGATCCTTTACAAACTCCCCCAACTTTTCATAGAAATCCAATTCGGGTTTAGCTCCTCCAACGAAATCTCCAGCTTTCACTTCTCCACCTACCCCTTGTGGAAGAGCTTCCTCAGGAGTAAATCCAATCTCCAGTCCGTCAGGAAGTTTTAAATTAGTAATTCTTGAATCTGGACTCCTTACGTCACCAATTAAACCCTGTATAATCTCGGGAGTAACAACAGGTTGATCAGGAACTATACCTGTCCCTCCTACAGGTTGTATTCCAGTAGGTAGGGATTTAAAACTAGGAGTAGTCTTTTCAGTAAGGGTAGGTCTAGCCGGTATGGGAGTTCCCCTTGTAACATCTACAGACTGTAGACCTGAAATAGTCTGCCCCTCAATACCTCCAGTAAGAAAATCACCAGCCCTACCTATCGCAGGTAGTAATTCAAAGGGGGCTCTAGGATTCCTAGGTCGACTACGATAATGGATTTTAAACATATTTACTCCTAACATTAATTATAAAGCCCAACCTAATACTGCCCCTGCAGTTGCTCCAGCTATCACACCAGGGACACCAAACTTACTACCTATCGAGGCTCCAGTAAGTGCACCACCTAACACACTTTGTGCGGTAGATGGTGTTTGTGGTATTTGCCGACCTGTTGTTGAGCCTGTTATACTACTCAGGATATTCCCTGCATACAACATAGCCTCCATATCCCACAATGCCTCATCAACATCTATTGCCACTTGCCTATCCTCCTGCTCCTTCTTCGCAATGATAGTCATCCTCTCTACATCAACTTTAATCTTTGCCAAATCCGTTACCAACTGTGTCTTCAACTGATTGAGGGAAGCCATGAGGCTCGGAGCCTGTGTGATGAGATTATCCTTATTATTCAACTGCACTACATGAGCCTTTACATGAGCATCAATTCCACTTGTTACCAGCTTCATGTATATATTCCCTTTCAACTCCCTCTCATACTGATCGACCGAATTGGAGAATTCAATCTGTTGCAGGGCAAGCCCTATTATAAAGGAAGATGTATGCACAGCATTTATATCAGCCATACCACCTGACCATAATCCAACATCCCTTAGAAATCGAGTCTTCTTATTATTCTCAAATGCTGTTACCATACTTGTAATACTGGATGAAGAAAGGGCACTTTCTACCGATACCAATAAGCCAGCAATAGCTGTATCGAGATTGTCAAGGAAATCAATATCCTCATAGGATGTAAATTTTGCTACAGCAGCTACTACATACGAAGCCCAATCCGTCTCCTCCACTATACCATCTACCAAAGTCTTTGCAGCTGCATACTGCTCATTCATCCTTGTTAAAGGGCTATCAGCTATAAGTGTAAGAGCTGTATTCGGATTAAAGGATGTTACAGCATCATAGGGATTAGTAGTGTGAGCAGCATTTACCAAATCAACAATACTATTATCCAACGAATCAGCTGTTTTATCATTCAGCATTTCCTCTACAAAAGCTAGTAATGTAGCCTGATGTGAAATAGCCCCCGATACAGAACCTCCACCATTACTACTCATTTATACCTCCAATTTTAAAACTCTAAAACTAGTGTCCCAACCCAATACACCTGTCATTTGTATAATCCTCTCCACATCTGAAAAGGCTATTAGACTATGGTATCCCTTCACCTTCGCATACTTTTTTATCTCCCCTATAATCATTGTCCACTTTTGCAAACTAACTGGCTTATAAGCATATACTGAATATATCAACAAGTTTGGAACTTTACTTCCCTGATCCACAACAGGCATGAGGGTGAGTAAAACCCAGATATCCTCTCCCTCTGAAAAGAGCCAACACTTCATAGCTCCTCCTGTTAATAGGGGTAGGATTTCCTCCAACTCTCCATTGGTATTAGTAGGAGGGAGGGATAAAGCTATCCCTTCAGAAATAGCACTCCAATCCTCCAACACTTGCTCAGGCGTTAATTCTGCTAATTGGAACACTCCGTTGGAACCTTTTGTCTCCAATTTTAATTCCATACTCGATATAATCTATATCCAGTTTATCATATTCACTTACCCTTATCATAATCCTAAAATCAAGGGCAGCTATGGGGAAGTATACTATCCCCTCCCTATTAACTTTTTTATAACTCGTCCTCTTCCAAGATGTATCTGTTCCAATCCTATACCTATAGTCCACTGCAACACTTAAGGAGGAGGCATCAACAGTAGGATCCCACATAGTCTCTGTCCCTGTAATCCTCACCCATTCCAATGTCTTCAACCCTACCATTCCTCCATCAAGAACATCAATACCTATATAGCCAAACACATCTGCTATATCCACCATCTCGTTGCAGAAGCCTATTGTATTCCCCTGGAAATACTTTGTAGATGTTACAATTTGTTTATGCTCATTCAATCCACCCTCACCTAGATAGAATCCCTGATCACCATTTGATATATAATACTCCCCAAAGCGGGAGTTATTTTGTGGATTACTACTATGTGATATTATTATATCCGTCCCCAGCAATGGGTAGAAGAATTCCCTATACCCCAAAGGAGTAACTTCCAAATTTGAAGAGATCATAATCATCATGCCTGAATTATCAATATAGACATGACTGTTATCATCTCCTGCTATTGCTCCCCTATTACTAATCCCACCAAGTCCAAGATCAATCTGTTCCATAGTTGGAGCTGGCCCAGCTGTCGGCTTCATAGCATTTACACCGCCATCACTATAATTTATTATATAATCCCCTAATGGCCGACTCGCCCTAACCATACCTTGAAAGGGCATAGGAACAAAACCCTGTTCATTCTTCTTCAGTATGTCCATTATAATAGGCTTTGATGCTCCATAGGAACTAGTTATAAATCCCGTCTGCCCCACTATTTGAGGGAAGAATAGGAAAAGGGCATCCCCTCCTCCTATACTACTCCACCATACAAAGTTATTCCCCACTGGCATCTTTACTGTATCCGCTCCCTCCTGTGTTGTTTGACTAATACCCGTATCCTGATTAACAGCATACCAAGAATCCCATAAGGTTTCCCAAGTACTATCCCAAAATTGTGTTGGATCAAAGCCTCCGAATATCACTCTCCCCTTATGATCGCATCCGCAGGATACAGGCACTCCATCATGGACATATACCTTAAATGTATCACCCAGCATCCTATCCTTCCCACAGCCGAAGACGGAACACTTACCATTTGTTAGTATCCAGAAGTCCCAGAAATCAATAAACTCCCAATGTCCCCCCTCGGTTATAGACTTCTCATTATCAACATTTTCTGCATCGTATAATGTTAACTCATATATGGCACTCCAGTCATTGGGGTCAACGAAGTATATTTTATTCCTACTTGCCAACAACGTATACTTCTTCCCAACAAATAACTGAGGAAAGGGGAAGTCCAAGTCTAACAGGCCACCACCCAATATCTCCTCCGAGAATGGATTCACCACTGGTTCATAGGGAACGAGCCCAAATTGAGTAGACTTAAGATTAATCAACTCAAAGAGTTGTTGCTCCCCTCTCCTAGTCTTATGATACCTTCTTAACCCAGCCTCGAAGGGCTTGGATATTGTATCCGAGAATTCTCTCATTTCTTTTTCTTCCTCACCACTATTTTCTTCTTCCCTTTCTTACCATAGGGAAGGTGAACCTTTTTACCTTTTCTTATTACAACTGGCATGTTATACCTCTATTCCTTTTAAGTTAGGTTTAGCTAAAGTTTGCAATCCTTCAAGCTTCTCAACCCTCCCTCGCAACCTACCAACTTCCTCTCCAAGCGAACTAAGTAACTGCTTCTGCTCAAGCATCTGCTTACCATACATTTCCTCAGCAGCTTTCTTTATCTCTACTGTTCTGATAGTTTTTGTCATTTCATTCTCCTATTGTCTCCTCAACAATTTCTCTAGTTTTAGACATTTCACACTCGAAATGATAGCTATAGATAATTCCACTAATCACCTCATACTGGTAACTACCATCAGTATAAATTTTGACAGCTGTCACCTGTCTTTTCAACTGCTCAGCATCTGTTTTCAAGTATATGAAACTACCAAGTGCAAATTTGTTTAGAATAGTAATAGCCATATCATTATCCTCTCATTTGATTCCCTGCAAACTCCATTTCCTCCTTCACCATATCATGATCTATCCCCCTTAAATAAATATTCATAGCATTCTTCCAATCATTCATTCCCTGCGTATTTTTATAGAACGCCTCCAGGGCAAAGTTAGTTGCTAGTATTAACAACTCTGGATATATTTCACTATGATAGGATATGTCAGCATCCACTAACATATTAGAAAAGAAGTCTCCAGTAATAGTTATTGTGTGTGTAGCATCTGTTTTCGGTCGGAAGGTTATTCCATTCTTACTATACCTATCATCCCCAAATGTTATATCCTCGAAGTCCCTTGTAAACTCATCAGTGTAATTACCACTTGTCAAAGCCTTTTGTTCTGGGGATAAATTGGATAAGATGGGAGCATAATAACGTGGTTGTCCAGCCGTAGATGAGGCTATACTATCCCCATACTCCTCCTGCAACCAGGAATATGTTTTCCTAATCAGTTGATACCTAGCCAAGCCTGTCCCTTTAATCCACACCTTCTTCACTGCCCTCAAATACTTTATCATCACCTTGTAGTCATTGACAGTTAAATCCTTTATATAACTACCCTCCGACTTCGGGTTTGGGAGGATAGTGTCCAGCAATCGTTGCCCAGCCTGGATGAAAAAGTTAGCTCCGTTGTCATCGTAGTCAGTGGGGCTAGTGTCAGCAATCAGATCCCTCCGACCACTTGTATCTATCCACTTTGTTCTAATTTCTAATAAATTCATAATGAATATCCCTATGTTCAACCGTTGAACGTAGTGAAGGGGAGCTGTAGTGGCTCCCCAACAATACTACTCTTGGAAAGGACTAAGCCGTATTATCCTTCCCAACGTTCCTCATCACCATGAACTGGTTGGGGAAATAAAACTTCCAACCACCCACAGTGTAGAACCCATCAACCTTTGAATGTTGACCTGGAATCTGCATATCCGTTTCAAATGAAGTTCGTAGATTCAAGCCACCCCCAACGAGGGGACTGAACTTCACATTCTTTGGATGCAACAGAACCATAGTATTCTGGTTCGTGGTCTCATGACTGAACAAAGGATGAGTTTTAAAGTGAACTGTCAAGCCAGGAATTATCCATGTAGTGACTTTAATTCCATAATCCTGTTGACTGACCTTCAACTGAATATCGCCATAAGCTTCCGCAAGATCATTAATTCCCAGCAGGGCTGCATCACCTGTAAAACAGATAACTTCATTCTCTCCATATCTACCCAACTGCATGAAGTAGGTATTCAACCATTTCTTACCAGCTTGCAGCCAGGTCTTGCCAGCATAATCCGAGCCGGTATCAGTTAAATAATCAAGAACATTTGCAGGAGCATTATCCGCTACAAAGTTAAATATACCACCGGTCATAGTCAACCGTTTACCATTATCTCCTGAGGTATCATACGCCTTACCCCAGAATGCAGTGTTCTCAATATCCTGACTATGGGTATCGAGTAACTCTAACTTCGCCTCGTCATACGCATCCCCAGTCCGAAGATGAGTAGCTCGTGCAATATCCGTTAAGTCTAACACGTCCCTGAACTCCTGAACCAACCCATCATACTTAGTCGGGTCGTATGCAACAGCAGCTGGGGGCACAGAACCCTGAGGAACTGCACTACTATATATCAACACCCTATCCACAGTGGCAAGGTTATAACTTGACGAGGTGCCATGATTATCATCATCCTCAATCAACTTAACTGCTATGTAGCTATTGGCTCCATCAACAACTACATCTTTAACTTCCCCTCTCACATCGACCAACAACTGGTCACTATCACGTAGGAGGACAAGATGAGTATCCTTAAACTCAACAACCAAGGCTGCTGCCAATTTAACATACACGATTGCAGTTGCAATACCATAGGTACTCTGGTGGCTCGCATACACATATGGGGTAGCAAGACCAGAATCAATATATACATTAGTAATATCCCCTGCCTTCGTAGGTAGAGTCTTCGTCCACCAGTGATAGTCAACACTATCCACATTCTCCTCCCTGAACATAGATTGCATTGCATATAGGGGAGCGCTGCCATTAGGATATTCCCTCATGATAAACTCTTCCCAACTTTCAGGAACCTGATCAGTCACCCAATCTCCAGTTCCTCTCATTCCTAAAAACGCCATTTTAATTCTCCTTATTTCAAATTAATAAAATAGGAGACAAGCCATCCACTTAATCTCTATTTCTTTTTTAACTTAACTACTACCTTATCCTTCTTAGGCTCCTTATAAGCTGAAGGAGGTTTACAGTGGGGACAAGGTAAAGGTCCTCTACAAAAGGGACACACTTCTACTCCAATGGAGTCTTTCATACATACCTCCTTATGTTACAGGTAATACAGCTGCATCACGCCAATTCAAACCGCAGTATCCAGTTCTTTTACTAACAGCATGATTATCATCTGCAAAATAGATAAAGTGACAATCATCAACAGTAAAAAATCCTACAGTTGGGGTTCCGGTAACTGTAATTCCAATACCATTAGTTACATCAACAGTATGAAATTTACAGCCAAGAACTCTCCCATAGGGTCTGTTACCAGTAGTAGGCGTATGAACATAACCTGTACTTGCAGTTCCAATCTGGAAGAAGGAGTTTATAATAGCACACCGAGTTCCATTCAGTCTAGCTCCAACCAATCCACCACCTATCGTAAAAGAACAGTTCTCTATAATAACATCAACAGAGTCATATACACCTGCACCTCCATCAACACCATATGTAGCAGCACCACTACCAAAATGGCAGTTACGTATATGTGTCTTATAGGTATTTACAGTAGTTGCAACATCAATACATTTATTAGCATTATTTTGAATAAAAGAAAGATTAGCAATCTCAACTTCATTCGCATTAATAGTAAAAATGATATGATCAGCTGCACTGGCTTTCAAGGAAGTAGTTCCAAACATATAATTAGTAGTGTTCATACCAATTAATCTTAACCCTTCCTGTGTTATATTAAGCACAGCACCTTCATCATATATTCCTTTTTGAATAAGGATAATATCATGAGCTCCTGCAGCAGCTAGGGATTCAGTAACAGTTTTAAAAGATCTCGCCCAGCTTTTTCCATTACCACTGGTTAATATATCACTATCTACATACCAAATTTCACTAGAATAACCTGAGACTATTCCAGGAACATTACGTGCATATAGATTTCCAGCAATTCTTATACTTCCATCCAGATCTGGGATAATTCCCATTTGAATAAAATCACCTTGAATACTCATAATCCACCCCCCTACATGTCTGATTTAAGCACTATCCACTGCCGACCTGTGCAGCGAAGAGTTGCATATTCATTATCTGCATTCATATTTAGGTCTGACCAATCGGCGAGGGTATCACCATTATCATAAATAGTACCTCCACCACCGTAATCTGGAACAACTATATGCAGTATCATTCCCTTTGCCTCGGCAACTCTCGGGAGAAATAAATCCTGCGTCCATGAAGCACTATTATAAACAACCACTACATTTTCATAGGGCTTGATATAATAATCATCTCCATTAGATCCAGTATTCCGAATAATCTTCGTACTGGTTTTATTCTCCTCAGCTGCTTTGGCATAAGCTTGCTGATTTCTTTTATCCATTATTTACTCCTAATAGGTTATTCGCCACGTCTATACCTAGACAAGTCACTCATTTGATCCTGTTGACTTGACTGTTTCGTTTTCTTTTCTGTTTTAATAGGTATCGTTCGAGAGGCACCTGGTTTCCGAGGAATCCTTACTACCTTCTTTTTTTCCTCAGAGTCTGCCTGTTCCTCTTTGGTCTCTTTTATTCTGTCTCCTAGTATTGCTTGCACCTCCTGGTCTACTTGATTATAAACTTGCCCAAGTGTAAATTTGGGATTCTTTGTCTGTATCTCGTTCGTTTTTATAGCCACGAAGTCCTTCAATCCTGGATGCTTGATTGATAACTTTTCAAGCCCTGGATTCTTTCTCCAGAACTCCATAGCTGCTAAATGTCCTTTAACCCTCTGATCTATAATTTGAGGGACAATCTTCAACACGTCCTGAAATGCCTGTGTCCGCCCTCGTCTATTAGCTTCAGTTACTACTTTATTCAACACCTTGTTCATGGAAGTAACATCCTTCTCATCAAAGGTTTCTCCCATTGTATCCTTTTCTATATATACAATATCCTTTACTTCAACAGGTGCGAGGAAAGCAGGGGGATCACCCTTCTTTTCCTCTTTCTTTTCTTCCTCCTTCTCCTCCTTAGGTCCGCCCTGTATCTCCGTCTCATGACCAGCCGCTAATGCACTTACCCTAGCTATCTCCGCTACTAGTTTATCCTCAACTTCCTCTTCTTCCTTTTCTTCCTTCTCCTCTTCCTCAGTTTCCTCCTTCTTCTCCTCTTCTTTTTCTTCTTCCTCTTTCTTTTCCTCTTTCTTTTCTTCCTCTTTCTTTTCCTCTTCTATCTCCTCCTTAGCAGGGAGATCCAGTAAACCAGTAATACTACCAGCTTCCTTTTTCTTCTTTGCATCTACAGCCTGTTGTATCTTTTCAAGGGGAGACAATACTTCTTCCTCCTTCTCCTCTACTTTCTTCTCTTCTTTCTTTTTTTCCTCATTCACGATCTAGCCTCCTTCTGTTCTTTTAATAAAGTTTCCTGTATTTTTTGTTCCTTAAATATTACAGGAAGCATTAACAACCATCTTAATTCCTTACACTGACCCTGCATACCCTTTAACTCATAAAGGGTTGCAGGACGTGTCACAACATTATCCCCCTCTTTATAATTAATCTCTCCTACCTCCAACAGCGTCCTTACCTGTTCAAGTCGTTCCTTTATATTTCCCTCAATCAACAACCAAAACCTACTAGTCTTAAATTGTTCAATCTCTACAACAGATAAACCTTTAAATAATTCATCAACAGTGTTCATCCCATTACCCTCCTACCTGACTAAGCGGAATTGCATTTCCTTTCCTCACTGCTTCATCAATACTACCTTGATCAGTCACCCTACTTTCTATACCCTTTTTATTCTTCATAAATTGTTCTGGATTCTTTGCCCCTAACAATCTCGCAACATGCTTCCAGGCTCTTACAAAATCCAACCCTTCGTATATCTCCGGATGGCTTGCTGCATTATTCATCATCCGCTCCCACACCTGAGCATTCTCCCCTGATGGAATAGTCCCATCATGAGGAACAACATCATAACTAACATCTAACGTCCGCGGGTCGAGTTTCATGAAGTTAGCATCTATCCCATATTCCTCAGCGAGTACTTGAGCATAATCCCCTGTTATCTTCACATACTGTTCATCATCCAAGAATTGAATAGTGTTACTCATGAATTGATCAGCTAATGGATAATGAAATTGTATTCCACCTATCTTAGCTTGCTTCTCCATTTTTGATAGGAAAGATGTCCTCGTATCCCTTGCCTCTGTAGCGGATACTCTATCCCCTCGCTTCTCAATCCCACCTTTTGCTTGCGTATTTGTAAATACAAGGTTATCAATATTCATTAAGAAGCCAATATCATTAATATGCCCTTGCGTAACATCTTGAACTGGTAATTGAAAGATTGCATCCTTCACAGGCAATCCCCAATTTGATGCCCTTGTCCTCGCCAACATACCATACTTCGTATCAACAAGATCATTCATATTTATCCTACTCGGATCAACCACAAACATATTATTCACTGCTTTCCTTACATTTGCAACGTGACTCTGCCACAGCCAATCTATACCATGTTGGAGGGGATATTCCCTTTCCAATATTGACACAGGTAGGGTAGTGTGTCCATCACTATCCGGACTCATTGTAACCACTCCCAACTTATTATGATCGTAGGGGCTTTGCTGTGCATATACTATTACCCTATCACTCGCCACTTTAAACATCCAGACTTCCGGATATTCACTATCCCCCAATCCATACTCCTTAGGAATCAACCAAATCCTCATAGTCATAATATCTGTTGGTTGTGAAGCCTGACCTCCAGCCCTGTGCATTGGATTTATATTCTGTTTCATATACCGCCCTGTATTAGACTCATCAGCACTATTATACCGACTAGTTTTATTCTTCATAACCTCTAAATATTTAACATTAAAATAATCCCCTTCCCCATACTTCTCCTCCAACAACAGCGCATTGAAGGTCATTCTATCTACATCACCAAAGAAATTCATATCATCTACTTTTACAATAGGAACAGTTGGGTCTGGTAAACAGTTGTAGGGATCAAACGCGTCCAAGACGTTACCATTGAAATCTACAATTTCCTCCTTAGTTAACACATCTCTCGACCGATACGGAAATCCTAATATGGTATCAACAACCTTTTTATATTTAGTCCTATACCGATAAGTAGTTCTCCAAGCCGGAGCCCCTGCGCCAAAGCCATAGGTAAACGCATCACTCCACACTGTATGCAGGTCGAGGGATAGTTTACTTCTAATATTATTCTGCTCTATTATATTCTCCAACAACAACACCTTAATCAAGTCGTTGGGGTCTCTACTCGCCTCATAACGAAGGATGGGGCTTTGTAAAAATGCAGCTGACCAATATGTTAATAATGTTTCCCTAGTCGCATAGGCAATAGGGACGACTATAGACACCGGTCGCCTATGGTCACTCTCCTTTATATTCTTCTCCGAATCGTCCAATTCTATATATACCGATAACTTTTCATCCAACTCCCTCCAATTTTTAAACCTAGCAGAAATAACATCGTATGATTCCTTCGCTGCTGTCATGAGGAGCTGGAGGATTTTAGCATGTTGCTCACTGTCAGGGTGGAGGTTTAGATCGTCTGGATATTTATATTCCTTTTTCAACCTGTCAAACTCTTTAAAGCTAACGCCCATATTATTAGGTTCTATACTCCGTCTAGCCATTATCTATTCCCTCCCTACTAGAAAGTTTAGACTTTCTATTCTTCCTAACAGACAATTTCTGCAATTTATCACTCAAATATTTCCAAGCTTCATCTTCCTCGGGAAGATTCCAATCCCTACCTAAAACCTCTTCAGAGGCGAGCATTGTAGAACAAGCCATTATCTATTCTCCAAGTTCTTATTATTAACATCCTCACTTGTGCATTTACAACTCTTATCCACCAAATAGCTAATTGATTCTACTGTTTCAGCAACTGATGTTAATTCCTTTTTATAGGTTATCAAATTACACCTCGGACATACACCATATCTTGTAACTGTCATAATGTTTAATCCTTAACTTTCAAACCATAAATCAAATCCAGCTGAGACAATCCCTCCTCCTCCAACAGCACTTGCCATTATCTTAACATCACTCTTAGCTGCAATAACAACTGGAAAGTCATAATGATGAATCATATGCCCCTGGTTTATACTAAGGGAAGCCTTAATATTAAAGACACCTCCAAATGGTCTAACAAATAGACGGACTGATGTGATCTTATTAGATGATGTTGAGGCAAAGAAGTTAGTTAGATAAGCAGTATTGCCAACCGGACAAGACCACAAAGCCATTAATGTCTGCTCATTCCCTATTATAATTTGAGCCTGAATATCATCTGTATCATCAGGAATTCCATTTCCGCCAGCATCGGTGTTATCCTTGCTAGCGTATATGTTTCCAGTCACCGGTGTTCCAGATGTATTGGTGACTCTAAAGATCCTCCACCATTTATTATCAGCAGCACCAGAAGTTAATGCCACCATAATTCGGGCATCAACAGCGTGTAGCGTGCCAGTGACGGTTGAATAATTATAATCACTATCTATACCAGTAACACTAAATGTCAACCCTACATCACTAAGCTCATCATCTGAACTTATATACATTATAGCGAAGACATCATCGGCAAGATAGTCATATAGGGCACTATACCCCCATACATCTTCTAAGGTAGCTCCAACAGCAGGATTTTGCCCAAACTTATTAACTGATGTATGATTAGGCACATTACCTTCTGCAATATCTAACAGATAGGACATAGCGCTTACACGAGGCTTATTATCTATATGCTTCACTCCATAAGGAACGCCATTCTCATCAACAAGCTGAGTGGCAGGGGGACTAATATATCTACCCATTATGCAGCCCTCTCAATTCCATGCACCTGGACGGTTACATTCGCTGTATCACTATACGCCCCTATTACATGAGTTGCAGCCATTACAATACCTGTCCTTTCCAATACTCCATTCGCAGCAATGGTAACATCATACTCTATATAATCCTCAACAGCTAATGTTCCAATCGCTCCGTTTAGGTGCATTAATCTTATTACAATAGCACTGGCATTACGATTACAGACATTAACATTAACAACAGCAACTGTAGATGCCGGCACAGTGTATATTGATGTATTTGTAGTTGCCGATAAGTCAACAGCACCTAATCTCCCACTCGCCATTATACTCCCCCCATGAAATAGGCAAATTGTTCTATACTCTCTCCATACGTCCTCACAGCCTGTTCAGTAGGAACTGCATTATCACTATCCCCTGCCATCAAACCATCAATACTAAACTCATTAATGTTAGTTCCATTTTCCAAAGTAAAGCCACTCGGATCCATCTGAGCTATTTGATTACCATCAGCGTCAAATCGAATAATATCCTCATCAACACTTTCCTCACATTGCACCTGGGTATCCGCATCCTCATCCTCTATTGTTGGACTGTTTATACTCCCCCCTGTTAATATGTCAACCCTTCTTACCAAATGATTATCTATACTTGGAACAAGTTCCGCTAATATATTCCCTGTACTCCTAATCCCAGTAACCTTTTCATCTTCGTCTTTATAGATGGCATTTTGGTCGTAGTCAAAAGGTCCAACACTACCTGTCCAATATTGCTTCAAACTCTGTGCAAGGGTTGTGTCGTTTACAGCAGCGGATAATGATGACTCCCCATCCGCATTAAATGCACTTACTTTATAATAGTATTGTGTGCTAGCAACTAATCCAAGATCCCAGGCTGTCAACCCCCCTACTCCTGTCTTCAACACTATACTTGAATCAGCAACAAAGTTATCTGTTGATCTATATAAACGGAATCCAAGTTCACTAGCCACATCGTCCCAGGTTAATTTAAACCCATTACTAGCAGTAACATCAATGGATAAATTTGCAGGTGTTGCAGGAGCTGGCATTATAAACTCCCTATGTTCAATGGTTGAACGTAGCCATTCATGCGAATACCTGCCTTTTCATTGGAGGTTCATTTTTCAACGCTTTATATTCATCCTCAATTTCCCAAGGTGTATCACCCTGTGCATCCATAGGCATCATATACTTCACACCCTTTTCCAACATCTGTGGGAGATAGGCTGCGGCATCAGCAACATCCCTTAACCTACTACCCAATAACTGTCCAACAAGAGGACCAGAAGCATTGCGTTCATGTATAACCAACCCCTGTTCGTAGAATGAAATCAACCCCCTTATCCTTCCTTCCTTCCCACCCTCTTGACCTGTTAATTCCCCTTTACCAAGCCGAGCTTTTAATTCAATTATCTTCTGCACTAGAGGGGCTTTCTTTCTCCTTATACACTCATTTTTAAATGGGTATAGGATATGCTCCTCTAAACTTGTCACCTCAATTCCGAGGGCTTGTATGTTGAAAGTCTCGGCTAATTTAAAAACCTGATCATGCTGTTCGTTTAGTGTTAAATGTAAACCATTAGCATATCTAACATAGAATTTGTTATATTCCAAATCAACTCCCCACACAACAAGTCCCGTCTGATCATTGGCAGGATTCTTAGTCTTCGCAGGATCCCAGATCAATATATTGATAAGTCGCTTCCTAACATTCTCCACGAAGTCCTTATCATTCTCACTATAATAGATAAACATATCCGCCCTAAAATTCCCCGACTCAGGACTGGACGCTATACATTGCATCTCCCTCGCAAACACGTCCATTGTCCTTCTATTTTGATGCCCCTTTATCTCCGCATCCAATCGTTCCTGGCTTCTAAAATCAGGAGCCCTTGTTTTATAATCATCTGTACATACCGGCAAGGCAAGGTGTTCCCAATCAGGATCATCAAACAGATGAACGATAAGGGCATCTTCATGTTTGACTGTATCGAAGAATAGAATCTCCCCATCTTGAAAATTTTCATACTGACTAAATGTATACATAAGGACACCGTAGAACCACTCCCTCAATTTCTTCCTCTGCACTTCATTCCTCACCTCTTGCCGATCATCAAGATCATCCACTATCCATAAGTCAGGTCGTATATGTCCCCATAACAATCCATTAACCTGTTGCGTCACCCCCCTGGGTAACATCATAGTTTCCCCATACGCTATCCAGGATTTCTGTGTCCACTTTTCCTCTCCCTTATCATTCCCCTGATCACCAAATCCAGCCCTTTGAAATTCAACTGGACCGAATATCTTCCTCACCAATGTATTGGATACGAGGTCGCTTTTAATCCCCTCTGTTGTAACCTGGGCTATATCCCCACTGTTTGTTAGATAACCAATGAAATGCTTTAATTGGAATAGGATAGCCTTTTTGATAAGCAGTTTCCCAACTGTCGTCTTCGTCAAGCCTCGAGGTGCTGAGATAACTTTCCTCTTCGCTGGACAATGATCTAGGAAATCAAACAGTTCATCATGGAGATCAGTCATAGGGGCATAGAATTCATGAGGATATAACAGCCGAGCCATGAACTTAGTATCAGCCTGACACTCAGCTAGTATCTCAGCTAAAACTTTCTTTTCCTGCTCAGGGGATAAATCCTCTCTGGGCAGTAATTTAGTCAACTCATCCAATATCTACCGGCCATCCCACCATTTGAATCTATTCCTAATATTACTCCAAGCTACTACCGAATCAGCTACACTCGTTTTATAAACAAATCTAATCCCATCATACATTTTGAAGGTAGTGAATAATCCATCCACTGCAAATACATTCAACACATCATTAGCGGATAATGTTCCAATCCTCGTACTATCAATGTAGGATGCTATGAAAGTCTTTGAGGAGTCAAGAGCTCCTGTAACAAGAACAGTTGTAATTTCATATTTCTTCAACATAATACCATAGGCTTCGATAGTGATGGTAGCTGTGCTTTGACCAATCATGCTGGCTATGATAGCAAGATCTATAGTCCCATCATTATAGAATCCAGCTAGAGAATCATCAGCTGTGTTGATATAAAAGTCCCTCACAGTCCTAGATGAAGCAACAAGAAGGGTATCTTTTGCCATTCTCCTCGGCGTGTCGAAGTATGTTGGATTATTCTGCCCCCATACCCCTGTTGATAACAACAGGAAGGTAAAAAATAAAAATAATTTCTTCATAATAACTCCTATTTTTCTATGTCCAAACGAGTTTCAATCTTCCCCAACCTAACATTTATATTCCCTAGCTTTTCTGCTATATCTTTAAACGTAGTGTGACTTTGTTTCAATTCAACTATATCCTCTTTTAGATTCCTTAGCTCTATCCTCACCTCAGTAGCGGAAGAAGCAATAGACCAAAACCTTCCTGCAATTACTAAGATCCCAACTGTAATAGAAATTATAGTTGAAATTAATACTGTTCTCGGTTTCCTTGATTCAATCTTTTCAGTCATTTCCAACTCCTTAGATAATTATATGTCAAGTATTTTCCAATCATCAGGATTCCCAAATATGAAATACTTATCCTCCCAGAGATCTCTAAAATCACCGCCTATCCCTTCAAAACCATCACACAGAATATGCAAAACAGTAAATGGGAATAGCATCAATACAAACAGGAACATACATACGTAAACCTTAAATATTATAAATACTTTCATAACTATCTCCTAAACAGTTTTTTCAGATCAATAGCGAATTTAATTCCAATAGTATCATAAAATAAATCTTCATAGGTATCACGCCAATAATAGTTATTCAATGTATAACTAGTTCCATGTTTTTGCCAATATCCTTCCAACTGTGTAGCCTCTATCGTCAACCCAATAGTTACTCCCACTTCCCAGTTGAATAAAAAAGTGAAGAAGAAGATAATATAAAAGTGTTGAAACTTATCCATTACTTCTTTTCCTCTTTATCCTCAACCACTTCCTTTTTAACAGGAATTGGGATATTATAACCGAGGGTTAATAGGTAATTTCTACTTTGTTCATTCCACTTTACACTCTTTAAAAGGGATTCCGTTTTTGCAACCTTATCCAGCAAAAGAGAAACCTGCCTCTCCCGATAGAATAGGGTCATGAACATTGTTACTGCTACAAGTAGAAACATGATAATGTTGTCCTTTGAAATAAGTTTCATGTTTGCCTCCTTCTTTTAACATGAAATTAATTAATAACAGGAGCAGTTGTGAAATCACTATACACCAACTCCACTATTGCAAATCCGTCAAAAGTCCCGCCAGACGTATTCACATTTAACAATACCTGCTGAACAAACTCGGAGGTCTCGGTGACGGTAACAGTAACTAAGGAGATAGATCCCGAACCTTCATTGGCAGAGGCGGTCTCACCAATCTCAATTACTGCTGAGTTTGCGCCAGTTCCAGCACTTGCCATAATTCGTGTCCATCGAACACCTAAACCTACGGATGCTGTGTTGACTGCTCCACTTGCTGCCACAGCCTCACCTACCGTCAACTGAACATGCACACTATACATACCTCCATCTGCTGATCCTGTTTCATCAGTGGTTGTGATGGTGAAGATGTTAGTAGCACTGTTGTCTGTTGCACCGGAAAGGGCTACGTGTTTTCGGATTACATAAGTTTCTTGTGTAAGCGATCCT